CAGTATTTGACATTTTGCCAGCATCGAAAGCAAGATTATACGCGGTTAAAATCGGGTCATATTTTCCGACGGCACGTTCAAGCCAGCGATTAATCGCCGCGACCGAGGCGACCATCCGCGAGCCATCTGCGACCATTTTAGAATATTTGGCATAACGACGATCCGCCGAAGCCTTAGACCATAGAGCATCGCGAGGCGCTGATTTATCAAAAAAGAGCGGATGATTTTCGGAATCGGTAAAAATACCGTCAACCAAAACAGCGCACTGTGCATGAATGCGGCCTTTCCGGTCGGTGATAACGCAAGCAAAATCCGCAACTTTTTCGTTTTGAGTTGTCTCGCTGTCGATTGTAGCAAAATATTGTTTAGTCATTTTTTTATACCGCCTTATTTCGTGAGTTGTAGTTTACCGGATTAATAACGCGGAGGCTATTGTTTTTTAGCGTATCAATAACGTCTTGATTATCATCGAACATCATAGCCGTTCGACAAAAGCGCGCCCATGATATACCTTGACGTTTTGCAAGGCCTTGCAACAATCTCAATTTTAGAGATCCTGGGTTTTCATTGCCATCTAATAGACTGCGTGAAAGCATGTTATCGAATCGTAATCCCAAGGCTCGAAAGCTATCAAAATCGTGGTCAGATAATACCCTGCTAGTGCAAACCGTCACGGTGTGACCAGCATCATAAACTTTTTGCATCTGGTCGGCCAGAGGCAAAAGCGTATCCTTAGCCACATTTTCGGGAGTGTTTAAGGCTATCCATTCCGCAAGCGTTTCACCTTGGCGGTGGCTTGAGTCGATAACCGTTTCATCTAAATCAAAAATAAAGTGCATAAGAAAATCCAAGTATTGAAATGAGATTTAAGCATACCAGATTTATTGTCCGGTTGCAAATAGCCTGCACCGTTAAGAGTCCAAGCCCTACAATTGCCAGAGCCTTACCTGCTGGCGTGTCGATAATGAAAGGGGCGACTGACATACAAGCCGCCCCAATCCAACCGCAACCTATTGCGATCTTATCCAAGATTAGCTAAAACCATGTTAAGAGCGTCAACCGTTAAGTTTTCTCGATCTGACTGAGGCAGTCCAAGAGACTTTTCGATAGCACCAACTAGCTCGCGCTTGGTTGGGCCTTTGGGCCGCTTTGAAGCAGGAGCTTTAGCGATATAGTCAACGCCCTCGCTTTTAGCCTTTGCGATGATAGAGCGATAAGATACAGAACCGAATTCGTCGGCAAGTTTTTTAGCCTTATCAAGATCAAGCGGGGCCATATCGCGCATTCGCTTGACCATTTTATCAGTGTAAGTAGACATAATTTATTTCCTTTCTAGTAGTGTTATGCTTGATTGCATGGGTAGGATTTTACAGGGGTATCCTGTAATTGTCCAGTCTTTTTATATACCGAAATAGCATAACGATATGCGATTAAGGTATAAGGTTGAGCAGGAGTAACCCTGCAAGTGGCAAGATAATTGCAAAGGCAATTATCATGCCAAGAATACCGAAGCCTGCTTGAACAGCGGCTTCAGCTATCATAGCGTAATCTCGAAGCCGTTAGCCAGCGATATTTTATCGCCTGCCTTGACATTGTAGCCAGCGACCGCGGCCGCATCTATAGCATCGAATGAACAGGCAACAACATATTGCCCGATTTTGCGATAGCTCTTGCCGTCTTCTGGCAAGAAATCAGCGCGTTGTACCTCACTCCAGAGTGTATATTTTGTCATGATTTTATATCCTTTAATTTTTCTTTCTATCTATATATATGCAGGAGTCGTGCCAACTTTTGCTTTCCCTTATAAATCAATAGGTTACGCGCGCCTGCCCAGGATAGAGCCTTATTTTAGGGGTGTGGCTGCACCATAATGGAGCACGATTTCAATCAATATGATAGTAATTTAGAAAAACTCTAACAATATCAACAGGTTAGGGCCGCCCTATTATGGTGCGTCGTTGCACCATTGTGGTGCGCCCCCTCTATGCATAGACCGTGCCAACTTTTTGCTACATCATTGTGAATGATAGTAGGCGGGGGCGGTTATAAGACCCAGTGATAATGGTCGCGCTCGCGCCCATCCTCACGTAAACCACAAAGAGAAATCCAAAAAATCGAAATCGAAAAAGCTGATACGGGTGCGTTTTTTCGTATTTTTTGAAAGTCCCCTGGAAAAAATTAACCAATTTCGAAAAAACGAGAAAAAACTATCTGGAAGAGGGAAAGAGACTTCGGAAGATTGGAAAAATTGTTCTTGACTTTCGAAAAATTTTATTATATACTATTTTTTAATAATAATGGAGAAACTATGAATTTCTCGAGAAAGTAAAAAAGGAGAAGTTAATGAAGTATTTAATTATGGGACTGTTGATTTTCGGAGGCGAAGCACTTGCTGAAGTTTCTGGAAGCATTGGTTTAAGTTCACAATATGTTTTTCGAGGAGTAACGCAAACGGAGGAAGACCCCGCGCTCCAAGTCTCTCTTACAGCGAAAAGTGATGCCGGATTGTATGGAACTTTCTGGGCGTCAACCTTGAAAGGTGTTGAAGCTTCTACGGAGGCAAACTACCTCGTTGGTTTCGCCCCCAAACTTACGGATTCCCTGTCGGTTGACTTTGGATACCTACAGTATGACTACTACGGTGACGCGGTAGAGTTGAGCGACGAAGCACAGGAGCTCTACTTTGGCGCAAGTTATGGTATGTTTTCTGCATACGTCTATCATGACCTGGAAACACAGGCTGAATACTACGTGGGAAGCGTTTCTAGAAAAATTGCGGACTTCGATGTTACTGCCTTCGCAGGTACTGACCATTCCGGTGTAGGAATTGCACGTTCATTTGAGCACTTCTCCCTCGGATACAAGTTTGATACTGGTGTAGCGGAAGAAACACACGTTGTAGAACTCTCTTACAACTTCTAATTGGTCTGGGGGCCTTCGGGCCTCCACCATCTTAAAAATATTTCTTGACAACGGATATCTCCTACTGTATAATTTATGTCATGTCAAAAGAAGTTTCCACAATATCTCCTGAAGGAGTTGAAGTAGCTAATTGTTACCTACAATACGGTAACATTAAAGACGTATGTGCGTATATGTCGGTACCAGAGTCACGAATTGTAGAAATTTTAAATACTCGAGAAGTAAAAAAATACGTTGATACTGTATATCTAGACATGGGGTATCGAAACAGAGGGAATATAGCCTCAGTACTTGATGAAATTATTAGTGCAAAGCTTGAAGAAGCTCAAGAAAGTGGAATGTACACATCAAAAGACCTTGCGGATCTTATGATGATGGCACATAAAATGAGAATGGACGAGATTAAAGCACTCGCGGAGCTTGAGAAAGCTCAATCAACGGCTATTCGTAGTCAAACCAATGTTCAGATAAATGAAGGAATCCCTTTTGGGCAAGGCAACTACGGCAAGTTGATGGAAAAACTATTAAATGGAGCTGGAACTACAGAATAACCGTATAGACCGCATAGAGAATAAAATTGATAAGCTCACAGAGCTTGTAGTTGCTTTAGCAAGGATAGAAGAGCAAATTTCAGACCTCGGAAGTTCAAGAGACAAAATTGAATCACGACTTACCGACTTAGAAATTATGCAATCGGTCACTTCACGAGACCTTGATTCTCATGACCGCATTCTGCAGAGCATTACTAAATTATTATGGATCGCTGTGACAGGATTGATTACCGCTGGAATAGCAGCATTAGTAATTACTGGATAGAAAATGGCTTTAACCCTCCGCCTTGTAAAAGGTACTGAACTTACTTTTGATGAGCTCGATGAAAACTTTACTTATTTAAATGCAAATAAGTATGAAGCTAACGATGACGCTCAGTTTGGTACACTCACTTTTGGAACTCTTACAGATGGAGTTCTAGATGTAATCGCCTTTACAAATGATGTTACTCTATCCTCTCAAACTCCTGAGCAGGTAGTTCCTACTGAATTTGCGATCACTTCATACATTGCCGCATATCATGCAGCAAATCCTTATTCTACCAGCGACCTCACAGACGTTTCTGCGTCTGGAACATATACAGGCGTATTAGTTTACGATGGCTTAGGTGAGTATATCCCTACAGTTCCTACCATGTCTTTTCTTCAAGATGTGGACGTATCTTCCGTTTCTGACGGTCAGATTCTTGCTTACGATGCTGATAGCGAGATGTGGACGACTGTCACTACAGGCGCACTTAGTAATATTTACCTTGCAGGCCTTACAGATGTAGACCTTACAACTACTCCTCCCATTACAAACGATCTTCTTTCGTTTAATGGCTCTGAATGGGTACCAGCAACTCCAATTTTAAACCTTGATGGTTTACAAGATGTAGATCTTACAACTAATCCTCCTGTTGATGGTGAAAGCTTAATTTATGATGCTGGCACTTGGGTAGCAGGAACTCCATCTACTGTAGGAAAAATGGAAGTCTATGCTGCGGCTGGAGAAACTATTAGTGCAGGTCGTGCTGTTACCATCGGACTTCAGGATACTAGTAAAACTGTAGCTTTTCCAATTCAATATGCTGATCCTGAATTTGGGCAGAGTATAAGTCTCGGAGCCGCAGTAGGCTCTCAATCTCACTCAATATGGTGCACAGCCCAAGAAAAGTATATTATTGCGTACATCAATGATACTACAGGAGACGGAGAGTTTCGAGTAGGGGAATTAGATGACCAAGGCATAGAAATAACTCTCGACCCTACTATACACTACTTTGGTGAAAACATTGGTGGAGAATTTTCAGTCTCTTACGATATTGCAACTACACGAACAGTATTTGCATGGAGAGACTCAATTACGAATATAGGGTATGCAAGAGTAATTACTCTCGCAGGCTTCTCAGTAACTATGTCTGAGTTTCCAATTGACTTTTCCTTATCTTCCCCTATTGGTACTCATTCAGTATCTTGTGATACAGCGAGTGGAAATGTTGTCTTTCATTATGCGGACCAAGAGAGTCTTGGTACTGGTGTGGGAAGATTGGCAGAACTCGATGGCTTAGACCTGCTTTTTCAGCCGCCTATTCCATTTACGACAAAAGAAGTATATCAGATTCATACTGTTTACAATAGTATCGGAAATCGTCATGTAAGTGTATTTATTGACGAGCTTGGTACTGGGTGGTCTTTTGTCACTATCGTCAGTGGCTTGTTCCTCACTTTTAGAACTCCGCGCGGTATTTGGGATAATATGACTACCCCATTTGTCACTCTCATGAAGGGTGGTTCAGAATGTTGGGTAGCCTATAGAAGAACAAATACTGTACCTGCTCAAGGATGGATAACTCGATTTACTAACTCAAATAATGGTACTACTAACACAAACTATACAGGCGCGCAATACACTCACTATCCCTTTGAAAATGGCCAGGATTCTGTAGAAACTCCTTATAAGATGAGTAATATAGATCCAGCAATTATAGGGTCTCAAGACACCCGAGGTGCTACTATTGTATGGGGAAGAGAAGACCAACTCGGGAATGTATCTTTACATTCTACGCTTCTTACTTTCTCCGAATTCGGTGGCTACCCTATTGTAGATACGGACGACGCAATTAAAGCTTCTGATGACTCTAACGTTGAATTTTTGATTACAGACCAACTATGGCCTGTATTGCTAACTAATAAAGAGGAAAGCCGTATGCTTATTCCTCTAACTCAGCCAGGCGGTATTAAAGCTATTACTTTTGGTACTAATCCTATAACTAATATTAGAGATTGGTTCGGCATAGCAGACGAAAGTTTTAGCTCTCCTATTAACCCGCAGAGTGGCTTTCCTGAGTGGAATACTGGACAAATTACTATTCTTGGTGGAACCTCCGAGGCAACCTCTTTTGCAGGAGGTATTGGGGGAGTACTAGTACCAGGAACCAAAATTTATATTGATAACTCTCGTATATATAGAGGGGCTCTACGTACTAGTGATGTGGGCAGTGGTGCTATAGGAATAGCTGTTGCAGGTAATAAAGTATTAGTTACTGGAGATATTGAGCCAAACCCAGATGTTAGTGGTGTACCCAAAAGCTTAAATGAGCTTGAAGACGTAGACACAAAATCTGTAGCTCCTCAGTCTCAACAATTTTTGCAGTGGAATACTAATAAACAAAATTGGGTTCCAGCCTACGCAGAGGTACAGGGAGAAATTAATAATCTTTCTGATGTAGATACTTTTACTAATTACAATACGGGTATTCCAAACTCTCATTTATTTGCATGGGACGACTTTAATACAGAATGGGTTCCAAAACTTATTAATGATATTATTGCCGAAATCGGCGTAAGCATTAATGAGCTGAATGACGTTAATATCCTAATTCCGCAAGATAGACATGTGCTTACTTATTCAAGCGAAGCCGGACAATGGTTGTCTCAGTCCCTCGAATTAACCTCTAAACTAGAAGACCTTTTAGATGTTGATATGGATGATCAATCGTACCCTAGATCCACAGGCCATTTTTTGCAGTGGCAGGGTCAAAAATGGGTACCAAATGCGCCCTCAATACCTCCAATCTCCGCGCTCCCAGATACAGTTATAGGGGCCAGCCCTATAACAGGTCAGGCACTGGTATGGAACGGAACCACTCAAAAGTGGGTAAATAGTTTTATTTCAATTGCAGGAAACTTAAACAGTCTTTCCGACGTAGATACAACAGCTACTGCTCCAATAAATGGTCAGGCACTAGTATGGAATAGCGAGGCGGCGAAATGGGTACCTGGTACTGTTTCCGGAGGCGGTAGTGGTGGTGGCAATAATGAGGGCTCCCCCGTAGGGCCTCTTCCTGGTGGAGGAAGTAGTGAGGGAACTGTTGAAACAGAAGATGGCGATACTATTGTAATTCCTCCTCTTGAAGAGGGAGATAGTATAGACGACGCAATCTTGACAGGGCAAGGTATTGTTGATCAAACTTATAGTAATAGTACAATAATTGGGTTTACCGACGTAATTTCAGGAAATGTTCATCCAGGTGACATTGTAGATAACGTTGCCTTACTACCGAAACCTTTTCCAATTATACTATCAATTGCTGAAGATCGCCTATCTGTTACGGTTTCCCGCTCAGTGTCAATCCCTCAAGGAGCTGTTTGTGCTTTTGGTACCCCTCCTGTTATTCAAAACGTAGCGGGTACAGAGGGAATAGTAGTATCTCCTACTATGTCTCCAGGAGAATATGATACTATTCTTACACAACCTGCTCTTCCCGAAGGCGTGGTACCGGGCGTTGCAGTATACGTATCAAGCATTACAGAATATCCTGTTATTACGGGTATTTCAGCAGATCGCTTAAGTTTAACAGTATCCTACCCAATTCAAGTAATCCCCGGAGAAGTAATAACTTTTAATATAGTTATACCTGTAAAGACCACAGGAGGGGAGGGCACTTTAGTTCTTGATGACCAAGACGCGGGTCCCATAGGCCCTATGACTATTGCTTCTTTTAGTGCTGGCGGAGTAACAATAAATTTCACAGAGGATCGTCTTCCCTTAGTCGACTCGGGTATGAATATTATAGCATACGATGAGCTTGGTGAGGTTGAGTATGTCTATATATACGGGGTTGACGGCGGCAGTACTGACTCTGTTAATATTACCAATCCCACTCGCGCCGCAGAGCTTTTATCTGTAGGACAGGAAGTATACTTTGAAAATCAAGCCTCGAAGGGGCAAACAAATGGGACCCTTATAAGAGTTCAGTCCGAAATTGATGACGAAGTAAAAATTGGTGATTATGTAATCTCACCAAGACTTATTGATGCGCCTAAAGTTACAAGCATAGATATTAATCTTTTGTATGTTACTGTAAACAAGAATATTGATGTTTTAGAGCACGGGGATTTTGTCACTTTCGGAGAAAGCGTAGATAAAGCGATAGAAGTAAATATTCGCTTAGATGAATTAAAAGATACAGCTATTGAACCAGGATTGCTTCGAGATGGAGAGCTTTTAGTATGGGATGCAGAACTTGAAAAATGGACAACTAAAGATCTTCAACTTGCAACTTCCCTTGATTCACTAACTGATGTTCGTATAGACAATCGTGATACAGGTCAAATTCTTCGATATGTAGATAATGTAGAGTTTGGTATTCGAATGGAGAACATAACCCCCTCCTGGACTGCTGACGATTTACAAGATTTTGATTATAGTACTGTCGCAGAAAATTCGGTACTAGCAGGCAATAACGGACAGTGGATACAAAAAGATATAGTTGAGACTATCAAGAGTGTAAACACTTTAGAACTTACAGATCTTTCTAATGTTAGTGTACTCAGCGCTACTTCAGGCCAGGGTCTTGTTTATAATGGTTCGGCGTGGACTGCTCAGAATTTTCCCGATGAGATTGGCGATTTATTAAATGTTAATGCCGCTAGCCCATCTACATTAGATGCTCTGATTTGGAGCGGTAGTAGCTGGAACAGTGCTGAAATACCAAGAGCCTTAGAAGATCTTAATGCCTTAAATGTATTTGAGTTAGATCAATTTCCTGTTGGAGGTTTTACGGATGTTCCTATTGGAACAGCAAATACTTCAAGATTTGTAAAATGGACCGGTAGTGGTTTTATAACAACTCGATTTAATAATGATGACGGTTATGGAATTGGGCTTAAACTAGAAAATCTAGACGATGTTAACCTCGAAAATCCGTATACTGCGGACTTTATATCCTGGGATCCAGAAACACAGATGTGGATTACTAGAAGCGTAGAAGGGGCAGTAATTGATATCGGTCTAACTGTCTTAAGCGATGTAGACCTTCAAACCGTTCTTCCACAGAGCAGAAATACTTTAGAGTACGATGAGCCTACAGGACAGTGGAGACCTACAGAGCGCCAAGGCTTGGCACACTATGTACCTCACGAAGACTTAGTTCTAGGAGATTTAGTTGCTCTTCGGTCAGATGGAAAGGTAGAGAAAGTAGGAGAAGTTTCTAGTTCTGAATCAGTCTTATTTACCACAACAGCTACTCCTTCTTCAGCTTCTGACTACTATGGAAAATCGGTATACGTTTCAGATAACTACTATATTGTTGGAGCTCCCGGGTTTGAAAACTCAACTACTGGGGGTAAAATTGAAATATACGATACTTCTACTAATTCACTGTTACAGGTCATTACTAATCCAACTCCAGGGCTTGCAACAAAATTTGGTGAATCAGTATCTATCTCAGACAATTTCTTTGTAGTAGGTGCTCCTGGCTATAATAGCAATGCTGGACGAATTTACATATATGATTTACCTGGATTTACATTATCAGAAACTATTGAAAATCCTAATCTATCTACGTCCACTCTAGATGACCAATTTGGTAATAGAGTACAAATTACCAACGATTATATTGTTGTCTCAGCTATAACTGAAGAGCCTATAAATTTATCTGATAATAATACGGGGGTTGTTTATATATTCAATCCTGCAACAGGCAACCTACTACACTCTATTCAAAGCCCTACTCCTTCTATTACAGGATGGGGCCAGTCTGTAGCTGTAGGTGCTTCTGGCTACATAGCTATAGGCCATCCCTTAAATAATGAAGTCAGAGTATACCAAGCAGCTACAGCCGGATTACTCTATACCTTAACCAGCCCGAATAACTTTGAAGGGAACTTTGGTAATTCGATGGGTATATCAACTAGCGGTAGGCTAGTTGTAGGAGCCCCTAATTCAGAAGGGGGTAAAATATTTGTATATAACCTTGTTACCGGAGACTTTAACTACACTATAACAAATCCAGATAGGAATATATCAGGAGGAGCAGATAAGTTCGGTAATACAGTAGCTATATCTAACGACTATATAATAGCATCAGCTACTGATGAAAGAACCATAGGCACTAGCTGGGGTACTGTTTACATATTTGATGTAAACACTGGGAGATTCTTAAATGAGTTTAAAAATCCTACAGACACTAATATTAATTGGGGCTACAGTCTTGCAGTAACTAATGACTATACTATTATTGGAGCTCCTCGCTTAACTATTGCAGGGGTAGGAGAAATTCATACTTTTTCAAGTTCTTCATTCTTAACTAGTAATGCAGACAATTGGGTAGGTATAGTAGAAGAAGATAGACTAGTAGCAGATAATAAAGATGTACTTGTTACAACAGTAGGTTCTGTTAATAAATTTGTATCAGGGCTGGAAACTAATAAAAACTATTATTTAGATGGTAGAGGCTTTTTAACTCTTACCGAAACAGATTACGGAGTTTTGGGTAAAGCTACCGCAGAAACTGAGCTTTTAATTACAGGTAACGTAGTAAGCGCTGAGACCGGTGTAAGCTACTTAAACGATATTCGAGATGTGGATACTGTTTCTAAGCCTCCGGCTAATAACCAAGGATTGGTGTGGGATAGTGCAAATAATAGATGGTCTCCAAAAACAATTGGATATAGTAATATTACTACGTTTGGTGGGCTATCGGATACTTCTGTAGCCTCCCCTACTCCTGGTCAAAGTATACAATGGACTGGAACTCATTGGGCTCTTGCGAATTATATTCCTCAAGGATCTTTTGTTCTTAATGAGTTAAGTGATGTTAATACTGCGGGGTTAGAGCACGGAGACTCTTTAGTCTATAGTTTTATTTTAGATAAATGGATACCTCAACAGACTGGAACTTCAAATGTATTTATACTTGATGATTTAACAGATGTAGACTTACAAGAGATTACGCCAGTAAGTAACGATGTTTTAGTTTATAATCTTGAGGAGGATAAATGGATTCCAGGGGCGGTATCTAGGGTTGCTTCACTTGATGATTTAACAGATGTAGATTTACAAACCCAGGCTCCAACTGAGGCTGATGTAATAGCTTATAACTCTATTACAAGTAAGTGGGAACCTCAACTCATTGCCAACATTACAGTAACAAGTTTAAGCGGTTTAGATGAGGTAGACATTACGAGTCTTGGTAATAATCCCTTAGAGGGTGAAACACTAGTATGGAATGCTATTGATTCCGTCTTTAGACCGGGGTCTCCCAGTCTTGATACAATCAGTTTAGGCTCTTTAGGAGATGTAGATACAACTACGGGAGGAAATGTACCTGAGGCTGGCGAAAGCTTATTTTGGGATGGCAGTAACTGGGTTCCTGGACCTACAGGGGATGCTGTCGCAGCTTTCATTGGCGATTTAGTAGATGTCAATGTTATTTCTTACCCTCCTAAAGAGTTACAAGTACTTACCTGGGATTCCTCCATTAATAGATGGTATCCTAGAAACGGGCACTCAGGAGGCATTGAAGACTTTATAGCCGAAGGAGACATTCTACAGGGAGAGGTAGTTTCTATCAATTTGAATGGCTCTGTTAGTAGAACAGGCCAGTCTCCTTTTCAGCCTGCCTGGTACAAAGAAAATCCAACTCCTTTTGGTACTGCTTCAAATGACTTTTTTGCCTATAGTCTTGCAGCAAGTACTGATAAGCTGCTCGTATCGGCGGATAGAGAAGATGAGACAGGCGAGATCGACTCGGGTAAAGTATATGTATATGATGCGCTTGGATTTCTAGAAGCAACTATTAATAATAATAATATAAACGCCTCCCCAGCAAATGATAGATTTGGATTTAGCTTAGCAATACATGGTAATTTATTTGCGATTAGTGCGCCTTTCGAAGATTCAGGACTAAACTACCAAACTGGAGCAGTATATCTTTATAATCGTACTACTAATGCTATAACTAGCCAAATAGTACACCCCGGCCTAGCAACATTTGGGTCCGTACAGTCTTATAGCCCCAATAACAGTCAATTTGGACATTCAATATCTCTTGGAGGTGAAAGATTAGCAGTCGGAGCTCCCTTTGATTCTGGTAACATAGCTATCAATAGCGGAGTAGTATACATAGTTAATCCGTCTCCTGCTGTTGGCGAGGCCCAATTTCCTCATATTATAACAAATCCTAATGAGACCGGCGGCTCATATAATGACCAGTTTGGTACGAAAGTAGCTTTAAATAGTACTGGACAATACCTTGCAGTTGCTAGCAAGAACGAAGGGCCAAGTTCTACCAAGGGTGGCGTATATATATTTGATATTTCTAACGAGGAAATCGATCCTGTACAAGTAGCCTATATAGCAAATCCTGGATTAGGTGGCGGCTTTAGTTATAATTTCGCAAGTGCTTTAAAGTGGGATCAAGTTTATCCAAATCTTTTAGCTATAGGATCTTATGATTCGGATACAGATTACCCTGAGGGGTACGACCAGGGCAGAGTATTTATATGGGATCTGAATACACTAGATTTCCGAACTGTAATTACTAATCCTAATAGTTATAATAACCCTACAACCGGAGATCGATTTGGTTGGTCCGTAGATATGAAAGAGGGCAAGCTCTTAGCTGGAGCAACTTATGAAGAGCAGGGCTATGTTGGCGGGAAGTATACTAATGCTGGTAAAGCTTATTTACTGGATGCTACTTCAGGTCAATTAGAAGCTATCTTCTCTAATCCTAATATATATGGGGACTCTACTAATGAGCAGTTCGGTTACTCAGTAGCTATTGGAGGTCAGGGCTTTAATGACTTATATCATGTAGGTACTCCCTATGTTAGAAATACAATTAGTAGTGATTTTAATTCTGGCGCTGTTGTAACTTTTGATTCTCAAATTACCACCAATGCTGACGCATGGATAGGTAGAGCGTTTGAAGATATTGCTGATGGAGAGGTTGGGAACGTTACGCTATTCGGAGGAGTAGCAAAAAATTTATTTGGGCTGGAAGCAGGCAGTAATTATTATTTGCAAGTAGACGGAGGATATACCCTCACACTTTCTCCTTATGGAATTATAGGAAAGGCGCTTAGTCCAAATACACTACTTATAACAGGTGACGTAGAGTCTAATACTGCTGATCAAGTAAATGTACTTAATGATTTAAACGACGTAACAAGTGTTACCCCACAAGTTGGAGATGGATTAGTTTGGAATGGTTCAGGCTGGGTAACAGGCGCAGTTTCTGGCGGGGTCTCAAATATTGGAGAGCTGGATGATGTATTTTTACCAGTACCTAATTTACTTCAGTCAGGGCAAGTTCTAACTTGGAATGGAGTAGCCCAGTCATGGGTTAATGCAGCTACGGGGTCTAGTAATGTAGCTATAATAAATGATTTAACAGACGTAGACTTAGATACTATCCCACCTTTAGAAGATCAAGTACTACAATTCGATGGGGCAACATGGAGACCAACAGATTTACCCGAAGGACAGAGAATTACAGGAGTAGCTTCCGAAAATATAACTGAAGGAAGCATAGTACTATATGGAAATACAGGACAATTTAAAAATGTAGAAATATCTATTGGCGCATTCCTTGCAAGTATACCTGCATCTGTACCAAGTAACTATGCGTTATTTGGCTCAGTTATTACACATCAGGGTGATTATTACGCAGTCTCTGCTCCAGGAGCCTCAGCACAGGGTGTTGGAAGTTACTTCGGAGTTGTAACTGTATATGATGCAGTTACTGACGCTCCTGTTAGAACTTTCTATCCCCCGCGTGAGGGCTACCAAGTTATTGCAAATGTTTCCAATCAATACTTTGGAGAGTCTATAAGTATTTACGGAGATTACCTAGCAGTAGGTGCGCCTAAGGGAACAATAAATGGAGCCGTGCAGACAGGCATAGTATATGTTTTTAGAATATCTACTGGTAGTTTAGTATACATAATACCCTGCCCTTTTAATCAAAATGCAAATGACAACTTCGGAGCGTCTGTATCTATAGATGACACTGCCATTTTAATCGGATCACCAGGCTACGATAGCCCTACTAGCTTTAATACGGGAAGAGCCTATTTATATGATTTTAATGACCTTGATGGTTACTCATATGACGTAGAAGAGGAGGAATGGCCAATTATTCCTCCTAGTAAAATATTTGAAAATTCTAACGATGAGGGTACCCCCGCTGGAGATGCTTTCGGTTCTGTAGTTAGTATCACGCCTTCGTCCGTAATTATTTCTGCTCCCTCCGAGGACACCGGAGGTACTCTAAGTACTGGTAGAATCTATATAAGAAATCGTGTAACTACTGCTAGTATCGCAACTTTAGTAAATCCTAATATTGATTCAGAAGGCTTCGGAACAGTACTAGCTTACTGGCCAGAAAAAATAATAGTCGGAGCACCTGGATACAATGCAAATCAAGGCATAGTTTATATCTTTTCAGCTACTACAGGGGCCCTACTACATACTATTCAAAGCCCAGAAGCAATAGGTGATAGGTTTGGCGTTTCCGTAGCTATTGGGGAGTACCAGATAGTAATAGGCTCAGAAACTGGCAAAGAGGGTTATCCTGATTCCGGAAAAATTCATGTATACTCTAATGCTGCTCCCCCTGTTTATTATGGAGGTTTTGATAACCCTGGATACAATGTATCTCCTTCCGGAGAAAGAATGGGAACGGCTGTTGCTATAACCCCCGCAGGAAAAGCTATAGCAGGCGCTCCTTATAGTGATCTCAGCGCTGGTAGTCAGCAAAATCCTGCAATTGATCGTGGAGCTGTACATCTATTCGATGTAAGTGAATCTGCTATTAGTTCTGATGCAGGTGAGTGGATAGGTATCGCAGCGGGTACTATGACTCAAGGAGAGACTGGGGAAGTTGTTATTCTTGGGGGGCTTACTCCATTCGTATACTCAGGATTAGTTCCTGCTACCTATTACTACGCGAACTTTGACGGTACACTAACGACAAATACAACTGATTATGGCTTAGTAGGTATTGCAACAAATAGTCAACAACTATTAATACTCGGCAGTATTTCTGGCGTAGCTACTATGCCAGACCTTAGCGACGTAGATTTTTCTAGTGGTCTTACCCCCTCCCATGCTTTAACATGGAATGGTCAATTCTGGGAAGGTAAGTTCGTATCTACTATAACTAGTATAACTGAATTAGATGATGTATCTTTGATTGATACACCTCCAGAAGATACCCAAGCTTTGGTATTTGAGTCTTTGAGTGGAAAATGGAAAGCTACCGATATTGGGTACTCTAATGTTTTTGCTTTTAATGACTTAAATGATGTTAGTATTTCTAATGTAGCTGTTGGGCAAAGTCTTTCTTGGAACGGCTCACAGTGGGTGCCTGAAACTTTTTCCCAAGTATCAACTCTCGATGAATTAACTGATGTAAATACAAATGTATTTAAAACTGATAGAGATATTCTTGAATGGGACGGTGAAGCGCTTGAGTGGACAGTAGCTAGAAATGTTTTCGGAAACTTTATAAATATAGAGGCTGAAGGCTCTATTGCTGCGGGCGAGCCCGTCTATATAACTAATAACTCTAAAGTAGCTCAAATACGGGGTACGGAGGAAATAACAGGGACTGCAGTATTCGAAAATGACTTCTTTCAGGATATTTCTCTCTCAGGCTACGGTAGATCAATTGATATATATGAAGATTTAATAGTAGCAGGTAATCCTGAATTTGACCTACCAGGAATTACAAATACAGGAAAAGCATTTGTATATAGTGCTAGTTCCGGAGAATTGTTACAGGTACTATATCCTCCTACTAGCTATACCTACCAGCAGTTTGGTAATACTGTTGCCACAAACGGGGACTTAGTAGCTATTATAGCAGCTGAAAATCCTTATGCTAATGGCAAGGGTAAGGTTCATATTTATAAAGGTACTACTGGAGAGTACTTAAGATCAATTGAGCACCCCGATCCCTCTAGAACTACTTCAAATGGCTTTGGCTACCATCAAAAGTCTATAGATTTTCAAGGAAACTTCCTTTTAGTGGGGGACAAAAACTATAGAGATCCTATTAGTAATGCATCTCTAGGTAGGGCGTTCTTATTTAATGCGTATACAGGAAACCTAGTACATACTTTTGAACATCCTAATTCCTCTGCCGTAAATTCTAGAAGTTTTGGCACACAAGTAGCTATGCTTGATGACGGTAGTAAAATTCTCATATATGATGTCTTACAGGACGGGCTTAATTCTGCAACTGCTTATATATATGATTATGCCTATGATTTAGTAAGTACTATAGAAGTACCTCATTACAATGCAGATACTATCGCGATAAATAGTAATTACTTAATTGTAGCTAGTACTTATTCAGGCTACCTGTACATTCATAGCCTGCTGGATGGCACACTTTTATATACTTCTGGGTCTGCTTACTTAGATTATGGGCAGAAGTCTCTTTCTGCGAATGAAAAAACTTTAGTTGTAACATACGGGTCTAATAAGGGTTTCAGAGTTTTTGATATCGCATCGAGAATTCTACTAGCAAGTGAGACTACTTCAAGTGTAGGCAGCTGTGCATCCCTCTTTAAAACTAGATTAGTATACTCTACAGGATATCAGGCAATAACTTATAATTTGAATGATATATCTATTTCTAGCAAGGCCGCAGATTGGGTAGGTATTTCAGAGGGTGCTTACTTAGCTGGAGATACTACTACTATTATTACAGGTTCTGGTTTTGTTTCTGCACTATCAGGGCTTATACCCGGGGCTAATTACTACGTAGCTGTAGATGGAACCTTATTCCCTGGAGCTACAGGCTTCGGAAAGATAGGACGAGCTGTATCTGAAACCGAGCTTTTAGTAAGTTCTAATACTAGTAATATTGACCTTGACTCTGATAGCACTGCGTCACTTATTGCAGGTATCGGAGATTTAACAGATGTAGACACTTTTACATTATTTCCTACAGATGGACAATACCTACAGTATAATAGTGTTACTAGTACTTGGTCTCCTGGAGATGTGTCTCTTCCCAGTCTAACAGATATTAGTTTAGCTGACATTGAAAACAACGATCTTTTATTATACTCTGAAGGAATATGGTCAAATGGGACTTTAGCAACTACTAATCTATCAGATATAGATACTACTGTAGCTCCTACAGCATCTCAAACTTTAATTTGGAATGAGAATACCTCTAAGTGGGAGGCGGGTATACCTGAACGAGCTCTTGATTCTTTAAGTAATATGGGTAGCAGTGTATCTACTCCAACTACAGGTCAGATACTAGTATACAATACTATTGGAGATCAATGGAGCGCAGTAGATAATGAGTTTAGTTTAGATGGCTTAACCGATGTAAATCTAGAGGGAGTTACTGATAATCAATTCCTGCAGTATAATTCCACAAGTAGTGAGTGGGAGCCCGGAACCGTAGCAACAGCCGTATCAGAATTAACAGACGTAGATTTGACTGGAGTTACAGAAGGACAGTACTTAGTATACAATGATCAAGATAAGTGGGTTCCTACAACTATAGAGTTCGCGGCTGCACTAACAGACTTAACAGATGTGAATGCTGTAGGAGCTACTCAAGGTCAAGGATTAATATACGATACTGGAACAAATAAATTTGAATTAGCAATAGTAGGTACATCTAATGTGGATACATTAGAAGACCTATCTAATGTTTCAATACCAACAACCCCCAATAATGGGGATGTATTAAAATATAACGGGAACACAGATACTTGGGAAGCTACGCCTACTCCTAGTCCTGCCGTTGTATATGCAACTAGAAACTCTTTTCCTGCAATAGGGAACTTAGGGGATTTATCTTTTGCACAAGACACAGGCGTTTTATATGTGTGGGAAGGAACTATATGGTATAACTTAAAGAGAACCAATGCGTTCTACTTGGTTAGAGCCGGACAGTTTACAGGACCACTAACTGGAACACAGTTATTTCAACCTCAACAAACGATAACATTACATGAGATACGAGCACAAGTTGATCAACCTTCTGGTGCCTCTCTAATATTTTCTGTGATGCGAAGTGGTGCTGAGGTTCAGCAATTTGTTATACCCCCCGCGGCTCCCTTCATTGAAGCTGCTTTTACTGCGGGAGTTGTAGTGGGGCCTGCGGATGAAATAACTGTTGACATAATATCTGGGCCAGGTACTAACCTGTCCATTAAGTTCATTTACTCATAAGGAGATCAATTTTGAGCAATTATACTATAAGTTACCCTGTACCAGTCCTAGGAGAAGATGGACAAGTACAGATATTAGAGGACGGCAGTGCTGCTATAGAGCGTTGTACTCACGACCATTTAGCAACTGTAAGTTTAACCGATGGTTTATGGGAGATACATTTTAGTCCTTTAACAGAGGCCGATGATGAAGAGCACGAAGAGCATACCTGTCCTTTTGGTTCGATGCAAGGATTTATGTACGATCCACGTAGAGGAGCAACCTATAAGAATCCTATCACATCAAAAGAGCAAGGAGTAGAGATTTTTTTAGATCTTTTTCCAGATGCTGAATTAGAGGAGGTACAATAAAATGGCTAAAATTTATGATTATAAAGGATCAAGCGCCGCGTTCGTAATCCTAGAAGACCCACGAGTTTCAAATGATGGTTTATATTTATTTGATTATAAGCATGACTTTTCTACTCTAAGCCCTATCTACAATAAAAAGTTTGCAACCACCACCTCTAATTCAAATGGTATAGCAAGTAGTAACAGGCAGTCTTATAATAGGCCGGGCTACCAGATGGCTCTATCAAAAGACTACGTGGGTTTTGATAATTATACCAACACGACCCCCACGACCTATCTAAATTTGCATCAGCATAAGTTTTGGATGTCTATGGATAGAAATTATAAAGCTAAAGCTGACGTATTTGTTATGAATAATGGGTCCTCTGATGCAGTTTTCGCCTGGACCGGCACTGAGGCCGAGAGCGCCACGGTAACCTTGACGAGTCTCGGAGTATCTGAGTCTCAAGACTTAACTGATATTGCTTTTTCCGGAGGCGTGAGTTATCAACCCTCTCTGACCAGCATCGTTCGACCGGGAAATTCTTCTTATTGGTTATATTATCACAGTCCGGGTAATGAGATAGGGGGTCTATATAGGTTCTATAATACCACTAATCAATGGTACACCGATAGGATAATGAGAGGGTACAATATTAACTGGCCAGGCGTTCAAAACCTCACCTCAGGCTATGCTTTTACTAACTATACCTCTACTTCTTTCCTAGGAATAAGCAGTGTTGATGCTCAGCCTATATTTGTGAACGTTTATAACTCTTATAGCCCCGGCAGCAACGTGAGCAGCGCCTATCGGACGACCATATATAAGTGTACGGGCACGAACCAGCAGACCGTGACTACCATGATAACTGGTTCTGCGATGTCGGCGACGGCCAGATCAGCCGGAGGACTAGATGTAAATGATTTAACGAGTGATGGTACTACATCCGGAGGAAACTTTGCTAACTCCAGCCCATATCATGTGCCTACTAAACCTAGTAGAACTATGACTGACCCTAGAGATGGTACAGGAAACACAAAACTTTGGTACGCCGTTTATATTGACGATAATAGTGACTATCACCCCGATCTATGGACGTGGGATACTACGGATGATTCCTTCACTGTACAAACTGATGTTATAATGCAGGCAGGAGCAGGACAATCTGTAGGATTTACTGGTAAATCCAGCGGTGTTGATGCTTGGAATGCTGTCATTAACAATAGTCTATATCCGGGGATGTTTAGGGAGAACAATTCTTATAACAACACTTCTATCGTTACTCATCATTTATTTGAATTTAATGGGGAAAGATATATTACGCTTATCTGGGTTGATGCTCCTAGGTATTATGCCACTAATGATACAATAAAAACCCTATTAACTTGGAAAATTGATGCTGCAGATCCTCGGCTCTTTACATTTCATAGTAAGAAGGTATTACCATTTCCTTGGCAGTCGCATATATTTTTAAACGATGAAGAAACGCTTATAGGTCTTAATGACGATTATAGTTTTTTAATTATTTCTTTTAACTCAGCTACTGGATGGGAAACAGCAAATACTTTATCCTATAAAATAACCAGTATTGGTAGAGACAGTACTGATAGAATTTGGTACACTAAAGATAGTACTTCTTTAGGTAGCACAAATTATCCAGAACTGCACTTGCTAACTCCTAGTTTGCCTCTTACTGTAACAGTAACTCCGGCTGCTACTAGCTACACGTACGCAGGAGCACAGATTGCGAGTACGGTAGCAGTTAGTGCGTACAATGCACAAGGGGCTAGAATTTCTACAGATGTTAAATTGCTAATTGAAGGAACTGGTATGACTTTCACTGGAGGTACTACTATTACTACTGTTACCACGAGTGCATCTGACCCTATCGATGTTGATATATTTATTAATAGTGCAGGATTCTCTAACATTACTGCAAGTGTGGATATTTAATAAATGACTATTTCAGTAGCTACTTCTAAAGTAATAACTCAAATCGATATTCTGACGGAGCAATACGCTCCGTCAGCTCTTGATCGCCCAAATACTTGGAGTAATACGGAAACTACGATATTAGTAGTTCCAAGTCCCGATGCGAGAGAGTCAGTTCAGACAGAGTTTAGTAGTACAGAAGTAGTTACTGGAGCAAGTTCTATTAGATTTATTAATTCTTATTCCACCACTGAAGCTCAGATTAATGTGCTTAGTTCCGCAAGTACTCAGACCCCAATTGAGGTAGAGTTCGACACTATCTCACTTGGCTATGGCTATGCTCGTCACGGAGTATTTTCTCCTTATGCTTTTAAGTCAGGAGAGTCTTTAGTAAATGTAAGAGATGTTTTTGCAGATGTATCTTATACTGCTTGGAATAATCAGTACTCTGATATTATTACACAGAAGGATCCTACTAGATTTGTAAGTTTCTCGGTCTTAGAGTTTGGGTCCCCAGAAGCTATTCAAGGTTTAACAACTATTCAGGTTATGGATGGAGAATTGATACCCCCTGATATTACGCAATCATTTCCCTCAAGTGTAAATATATCTGTTTCTTATGACGCAACGTGGGCTCAAACAGCAAATCCACAGCCTTCAGGGTACGTACCAAGTGCAGCAGTAGGAACTACTACAGAGTATTATAGAATAGTAGAATTGACTAATAATGCAGACATTTTTGGTACGACTTATCCTAATGGAGATTATTCGTGGCAGGATGGTCCTGTATCCCTTCTATATGATAATATTCAATTTGCAGTAGAGCCCTTACTTAGGCCTAGTAGTATTGTAGGAGGACTAGAATACACTATGTCTCGTCAGAATCCAGGGGCGAGGCCTTCGAGACAATATCTTGGTACTGGGTACGGCTTTAATACAGAGGAATCTGGACAATATGGAGTACTTTTTATTGGTAATACTTCAACTTACCCTCAAGATCATGGTATGGGGGTAAAAATTCCGGGAGCTGCTATGAGGAGTAGGTACCTTAGAGTAGCTTTCGATCATTTGAAAACTACTAATACCTCATCCCACGAGGGAGATTATCCTTTTACATTTGATGCTATCATAGGTATGTCTACTACGTTTTCTGGAATTCCTATCCCTCGATTAGGGGATGTGCCTCAATCTTTCCCAGATTTAAATCATGATGGGAGGGCTCAACTAAGGCGAAGAGTTAGAGATACTGGTCAGGTTGAGAGAGAAAGCTCTGCATGCCTCCTAAGTACAGGAGTACAGACTTCTGATATAAGGGCTATAGAGGATAGTAATAATCCTTTTAATAATATGGCTGTCTTTGATGAGGCGACTGTATCAGATATAGATGATTTTTTCCCTCCTGTTACAAACTCTAAAATAGCTAAGACTATCTATATTCTAGACCTTCAAACAGGACTACATTATTTTTTCTCTAAGAATCTTGAGTTAAAGACTACTATGGAACAGATCTGTTCAGCAAATTCTGGAATAACTAACTATGATCATAATAAAGATACTTATTTATCCTGGAATATAAGCCCTTTTGTTGAAGATCGTGAAGCAATGTGTCAGAATCTCTATATGAGTTTCTTTAAAATAACTATAGCGGATACTTGGGATACTTCTGATATATTGCTCGACCCAGAAGCAGAGCCTACAGGACAGTATCAGCAAATACTTAGAAGCTGGGAAAATAATGAAGATCAAAACACTAATATTTTAAGTGATAATCAGCAAGCAGGAATAGAGATATTCGGGCAGTTAGATCTTCCTACTACTCCCGCCATCGATTATGACCTCTCTAAAGCTCCGGAACCAGATCTTGGAAAAGTTATAATGCTACAACCTGTTAAATTTGAGATAAAGGGACCTTGGCTAGGAGATCAATTAGGCTCAAACAAACTTAAATACGATTACTTACCAATAGCTAGTATTCCTGTGCCTATTGATATATCTCATCGAGCTACTCATATTGGAGAGCCTACCAGTATAGATTTTACAGTACTTCGTCCAATTATACCTATGGGAGAAAGCCCAGAGCTACAAAACTTAAGGGTAGCCGTGTCTTCAAGAGAATTTTTTAGCCCCTCTCCTCTACAGAGTAGAGTACTAATAGAGACTAAAGTTCGGCCTACATATGAAAGAAATTTTACAAATAATATACTACCTGCCCAAATTGAAATTCAAATTGAAAATTCTAGTACTTACTTAGGTGGGGGGTCTGGGCAGGATATAATTAATAATAATGCAATATTAGATACTAGTAAAACTTCCATAACTACAGGATTCGATAGATATTTTTTCACAATACTAACTCAATTTAGCTCTGTAGATATAACAATACCTATCGAAAATAATAATTTTGAGACTCTAACTCTAGGAACGGTAGATTTTGGTACTATAGATATAATTATAGGACTAGATAGAATATCGTATTTTAGAACAATTACTCAACCAAGGGTGGCAGAAACACTTATATTTACACAAGAGCTTTCAAATCTTGTATTCTTTCAAGACTCAAGTGGAAAGACTCAATTTGGTATTGAAAGCGATTTTGTTATATTCCCCATATTTGGGGGCGGAATCGGCAGTTATGAATTGCTGATAAGTGAATAAGGACTTTGATATGAAAAATATTCAAAAAATTAGAAATAGATGGCATGTATCAGATGGTAAGGGCTCCACTGTATTTTTTAAGTCTGAAGAGGCTGCGAAAGAATATGCGGGGCATCCCACTGAGGAAGCCTTATGTGAAACGTGTGCTTGCGCACCTTGTGAATGTTTTATAGAAAAAGAAAAGCCCAAAGCTGTTACTAGTGATGTTAATATTAATATCGGTAATAATATTGACTTTGGTAAAGGAAACATTTTTTAATGACCTTACTTAATAAATATCATAATGGAAAACCTTGTGGTAAAAAGAAAAAACGTAAAACTAAAAAAAGGAGAAAATAGATGGCTTCTC